CTATGCCAGGCTGGGCCGGCCGGACAAGGCCGAGGCCTATGAGTTCGCTCTGCCCGAAGGCCTGCCCGAGAACCTGCCCTATGATGGGGAGAGTGCCGCCCGCTACAAGCAATGGTCGCACGCCGCCGGCCTCTCGCCCAAACAGGCCCAGACCCTGCACGACGCCTTCGTGCGTGACCAGGCCGAACATTATGCGGCCCATACCGCGGCCTTCATCGCTCGCGGAGAACGTGCCCATGGCGAGCTCACCCGGGCCTGGGGCGACAAGGGCAGCGCCGCCTATACGGAGAACCTTCATTTCGCCGACCGCTTCATCCGCAACAATGGCGGCGATGAACTGCTCGGTGAGTTGAAGGAAAACGGCCTGGTCTCCAAGGAGGGCGTGGTGCTCTCGCCCAACCTCGCCAAGGCCTTGGCCAAGGCGGGACGGGCGCTCTACGCCGAGGATCGTTTCGCTACCGGCAACCCTGCCTCGCGCCCCGCCGACCCGGCCCGAACCCTCTACCCCAACGATCCCTTCACCCAGCGAAGGTGATTCACACGCTCGAATTTCCGCAAGCCAGGCCACGCATCGGAATCAGACCGGGAATTCGAGACCGGAACCGGCGGCGCATCCGCGATGGCCGCCTACATAACCCTCCACTTCGAAAGACAATGACATGGCAGTTATCGGCAATACCTACCCCACGCTGGTGGATGTCACCAAGCGGCTCGATCCCGACGGCAAGCCGGCCGTGGTGGCCGAGCTCCTCTCGCAGCTCAACGAACCCCTGGCCGACATTCCCTGGATCGAGGGCAACCTACCCACCGGGCACAAGACCACCGTTCGTACCGGCATTCCCGCCGCAACCTGGCGCCAGCTCAATTACGGCGTCATCCCGGCCAAGAGCACCACGGCGCAGATCACCGATGTGTGCGGCATGCTGGAGACCTATTCGGTGATCGACAAGGACCTGGCGGATCTCAACGGCAACACCGCCTCCTTCCGCCTGACCGAGGATACCGCCTTCATCGAGGGCATGAACCAGCAGTTCACCCAGGCCCTGTTCTACGCCTCGACCGCGGCCAATCCGGAGCGCATCACCGGCCTGTCGCCGCGCTATTCCTCGCTGAGCGCCGGCAACGGCACCAACATCATCGATGCCGGCGGCATCGGCTCGAGCAACACCTCGATCTGGCTGGTGGTCTGGGGTCCGAACACCATTCACGGCATCTATCCCAAGGGCACGGCCGCCGGCCTCACCCACCAGGACGTGACCACGGCGGCCCCGATCGGCGACGGCAATGGCGGCCTCTACCAGGCCTACCAGACCAAGTATCAGTGGAAATGCGGCCTTACCGTACGCGACTGGCGCTATGCCGTGCGCATCGCCAATATCGACACCAGCACCAATGCCGGCGGCCTGCAATCCACCACGCCGCCGAACCTCTACCGCTTCATGGTGCGGGCGATGAACAAGATCCCCTCGATGAAGATGGGCAAGGCCGCCTTCTATGTGAACCGCGCCGTGAAGACCTGGGGTGACATCCAGGCCATGGAAAAGACCACGCTGGCTTTCCAGTCGGTGGTGGATGCCCAGGGCCAGCCCTTCCTGAGCTTCCGCGGCGTGCCCGTGCGCCTCACAGACCAGTTGCTCAACACCGAAACCCGCGTGGTCTGAGCTGTATTTCGCCATCCCGGATAGCGCTGCGCGCTTCCGGGATGACCCTCCCTTTTTTTCGGAGCCCACACATGATCTTGGATCGCCAACTTCTCCTCTCGAATGCCCAGCCGATCACGGCCACGGCGGTTTCGGCCAATTCGATCGACCTCGCCAGCGCCCGCGATATCGGCATCGGCGACAATCTCGAACTCTTCATCAAGGTGATCGCCCCGCTCACGGGCGGAACCTCGGTGCAGTTCGCCTACATCACCTCGGCCAATTTTGACCTCTCGGCTGCCAATGTGATCGTCCAGACCCCGCCGATCCCGGCGGCCAGCCTCGTCGCCGGCTCGGAATGGCTGCGCATCCAGGTGCCGGCGCTGTCGGACGCTGTTTCGAGGCAGCGCTATATCGGTGTGAGCTATACGGTGGCGGGCGCCTTCACCGGCGGCACGGTGACGGCAGGCCTGGTGCTCGATCGCGAAGGCATCGTGAGCTATCCCTCCGGCCTGAACACGGCGGGCTTCTGACATGGCGCGCTATCGAGTGGTGGAACTCTCCTATTTCAACGAGCGCATCGTCGAGCCGGGCGAGGAAGTGGAATTCACCGGCATTGCCGGCAGCAATCTCGCCCTGATCAGCAACGAGGCAGAGGCCAAGGCCGAAATCCTCGCGGCCTTGCAAGCAGAAGCACAGGCGCTCGGCATCAACACCGAGAAGAACCTCGTGGTCTCGCGGCTGGCCTACCTGATCTCCGAAGTCAAGCAGCGCCAAACCACCTGACCCCGGCCTGCCCAACTCTTGGCCGACGCGATCGAAGCGTCGGCCTGTCTCCGGAAGGTTTGCCATGTCATCCCAACTCGACATCACCGCGATCTGCAATCTCGCGCTGGACTATCTGGACGAGGCGCCCTTGACCTCGATCGACGATACCAGCGCCGTTGCCCGCTGGTTCAAGCGCAATTTCTGGCCGATGGCCTGGAGCCTGATGCGCAAGCATCCCTGGAATTTCGCAATTGGCCGCGCCAGCCTCGCCGCCACATCGACACCGCCGGCCTTCGGCTGGCCCTTCGCCTATGAAGTCCCCGTCGACTGCCTGCGCGTGCTGCCGCTGACCATCGACGGCACCGAGAACGGCCGCCCCCTACCCTTCAAGGTGGAGGGACAGCAGATCCTCACCACCCAGGACGCTCCGCTCAGGATCCGCTATGTCAGGCGCATCGAGAACACCGGCCTGTTCGACAACCAGTTCTGCGATGCCCTGGCCGCCGCCCTGGCCCAGAAGGCTGCCCATTTCATCACCGGCAAGCAATCCTATGGCCAGGCCATGGGCCAGGTCTTCGCCGGCCTGCTCGACGACGCCCAGATGGTGGATGCGCTGGAAGGCTCGCCGGACGACCCCATCGACGATTTCTGGCTGGATGCGAGGCGCTGATGACGATCTATACGATTCAGGCCACGTTCGGCCGCGGCGAGCTGACGCCGAAACTCCATTCCCGCGCCGATATCGACCATTTCAAGATGGGACTGAAGACCTGCCTCAACTGGATGGTGATGCGCCAGGGCGGCATCCGCCGCCGGCCGGGCACGCAGTTTATTGGGGAGGTGAAGGACAGCTCCAAGCCCGTACGCCTGATCCCTTTCATTTTCTCGGCGAGCCAGGCCTATGTGCTCGAGATGGGCGATGGTTATTTCCGCGTTTATGCCAATGGCGGGCGTGTGGGGACGGTGGAGGTGACTACACCCTGGGCGGCAGCCGATCTGTTCCAACTGGATTATGACCAGACGAACGACGTGCTCGATGTCACGCACAGGGCCTATCAGCCGCGGCGGATTTCCCGGCAGGGCCATACATCCTGGAGCGTGGCCGCGGTGCCGACGCGGGATGGCCCCTACCTGCCGCTCAATGCAACGGCCACCACGCTTACGCCGAACGGCACGGGCAACGCCGTCCCGGTCATGACAAGCAATACGACGCCCGCCGGTTACACAGCGGCGGCAAGCGGCAACATCAGTGGGGCACCGCCATGGATGGCGTTCGATGGGGATTCGACGACCCGATTCATGATCGCCGACCATGCCGCCTGGGTAAGCCTGCAATTTCCCGTGCCGAAGAAAATCGTCGGCTATACCATCCAGTCGGGCACCTCGACCGGCATCAACGATCCGAACAATCAGGCCGCGCTCAACGCGCCGAAATCCTGGACCTTCGAAGGCTTCGACGGGACCAACTGGATCGTCCTGGACAGCCAGTTCTCGCAGACATCCTGGAGCTCCAGCGAAACACGAACTTTCCTGTTCAACAACACAACGCAATACATTTCCTACCGACTGAATGTTTCAAGCAATAATGCCGGAACCTATATAGAAATTGCCTCGATTGCCATGCTGGAGGATCCGGCCTCGGCCCCCGTCATTACAATAGCGGCATCGTCGATATCAGGCATAAACAACGACAGCGGCTTTCTTGCTAGCGATGTCGGCCGCTTCATCAGCCTGCTCGGCTCCGACGCAGTCTATCATCCGTTCCAGATCGTCGGCGTCTCGTCGCCGACCTCAGTTACGGTGAAAGCATCCGGCAGCCCGCTACCGGTGGCGCAGGGCACCCTACAATGGAAGTTCGGAGCGTGGGGCAGCATAGCGGGCTGGCCGGCCCATGTCGCCACCTTCGAGCAACGCAAGATCTATGCACGCACCGATGCCCAGCCCAGCGGTATCTGGGCAACGAAAAGTGGTGGTTATGGCACCACGCTGGATTTCTCCGTCTCGGTGCCGATCAAGGACGACGATGCCCTTGGCTTCACGCTGACAGACGTCAATGAGATCCAGTGGATTGCCGAAGGCTCGGACCTGCTCATCGGCACGGCCGGCGCCGCCCGCACCATGGGGCGGGACAGCCCAAATCTGCCCTTCTCGGCGAATAATTTTCGGCAATCCCTTGCTTCCACCTATGCCTCGCAAGCGCTCCGCCCGGTGAAGGCGGGTTCTTCGACGATCTTTGCCTCGACGTTCGGCAAGGCGATACGCGAGTTCGTGCAGGCCGATGGCGGCGTTGGTTACGAAACGCCCGATATCTCGGTGCTTTCCGAGCACCTGTTCGCACCAGGTGTGAGGGAACTTTGTTATGCCCAGGAGCCCGACAGTGTCGTCTGGATGCCCAACGGCAAGGGGCAATTGGTCGGCCTGACCTATGAGAAGGCGCAGGCGATGGCCGGCATGCACCGGCACGAGCTCGGCGGCAACGGGTTCGTCGAAAGCTGTTGCACGATCCCCGGCACCGATCGCAACGAGATCTGGATGGTGGTAAGGCGGACGATCAACGGCGCAACACGGCGATATATCGAACGCATGACGGGCCCCTTCGAGAGCGCGACAACGTCGCCGGACAATGCCTGGTTCGTCGATTGCGGACTGCAGTATGGCGGGGCGCCCGTGACGACCGTGACGGGCCTGTCCCACCTGGAAGGCCTGACGGTCTCGATCCTGGCCGATGGCGCGCGTGAGACGGATCAGATCGTCACCGGTGGCGCGGTCTCGCTGGCCACGGACCGGGCAGCGTCGAACATCATCGTCGGCCTGCCCTATCGATCCCTGGCCCGCACCTTGCCCTCGCCGATCTCGCAGGGCGACGGTTCGGGCCTTGGAAGGCGAAAGAAGATCGTGAGCGCCAAAGCCGACCTGTTTGCCAGCGGGCCGGTCAGAGTGGGACGAAACATGGTCACGGCCGAGCAGATCAACTACCGGCACACCACGGATAATCTCGGCGCACCGCCCGGGCTCTACACCGGCTTCATCGATGCCAGGCCGGAGACGAGCTGGTCCGACGGAGGCGAGATCGAGATTGTTGCGGAAGGCCCCCAGCCCTGCATGGTCCGCTCCGTCACGCTGGCCCTGGAGCCCGAGCCCTAAGCAATGGGGTCGGATTCTCCACTGGCCCTTTCATCCATCCAATTCGCGGCGCTCGGCGCCTCAAGACGCAACAGCCCGCCTCATTGGCGGGCTTTTCATTGGAACAGCCCATGACAATCACGAGCTACGACAATCGCCGCAGCTATGCCGGCAATGGCAGCACGGTCGTCTTCGCCTTCCCGCCGCCCTTTACCACCAACACCGACGTTGTGGTGCAGCGTCAGGGCGCGGACGGCACAATCACGCCTCTCGTCCTCGCGACGGATTATACGATCAGCGGCGCGGGCAATCCCGCCGGCGGTACGGTGATCACGACGGTTGCGCCCGCAGCCGGCACGACATTGATCATCTATCGCGACGTTCCGCTAACCCAGCCTGTGACGCTGCTGGACGGCGGGCCGCTGCCGGCCGCGACCGCCAATGGCATGTTCGACCGTATCACGATGTGGGGGCAGCGCCTGAAGGAGCAGATCGGCGCCATCGGCGGCCTCGCCAGTTCGACGGCCGCCGGCCTGATGGCGGCGACGGACAAGGCCAAGCTCGACGGCATCGCCGCGGGCGCACAGGTCAATGCCGTGACGACGGTCGCCGGCCGCACCGGCGACGTGCTGCTGGCCAAGGCCGATGTCGGGCTCGGCAATGTCGACAATAGCGCCGATGCCAGCAAGCCCGTATCCACGGCACAGGCCGCCGCCATCGGGCTGCGCTTGCTTGCGTCCAACAGTCTGTCCGATCTGGGCAGCCCCGCAACAGCCAGGACAAACCTTGGCGCGACGACAATCGGCACCAACCTGTTCACGGCTACCAGTGCATCCTCAGCACGCACCGCAATCGGCGCCGGTGTCGGCGATCTCGTCTCAACCAACAACCTTTCCGACCTGAACAATGCCGCCACGGCGCGCGGAAATCTCGGTCTGGTCATCGGCACCAATGTGCAACCCTATCACGCCCGTCTCGCGGATATCTCCGCGGCCTCGTGGGTGCAGGGCGACATGCTATATTTCAACGGCACAGCGCTGACAAAGCTGTCTCCCGGTACCTCCGGGCAGTTCCTGAAGACGCAAGGTTCCGGCGCCAATCCGCAATGGGGCAGCATCCCGGGCGGCGGCGACATGCTGTCCACCAACAACCTGTCCGACCTGGCCAATGCCGCGGCGGCGCGCAGCAATCTCGGGGCGACAGCGGTCGGCACGAATTTGTTTACCGCGGTTGATGCCGCGGCGGCGCGCTCCGTGATCGGTGCCGGCAACGGCTCGGTAACCAGCGTCGACATGACCGTGCCGGCCGGGCTTTCCATCGCGGGCTCTCCAATAACAGGCAGCGGCACGCTGGCCATGACATGGGCTGGCGTTATCCCCGTTGCCAATGGTTCGACAGGCCAGGCGTCCTATGCCGTTGGCGATATCCTCTATGCCTCGGGAACCACGGCCCTTTCAAAGCTATCCGATGTAGCAACCGGCAGCGCCCTCGTTTCGGGAGGCCTGAATACCGCGCCTTCGTGGGGCAAGATCGGGCTGTCCACGCATGTCGCCGGCACGCTGCCTGTGGCCAATGGCGGAACGGGTATCACGACCTGTGCGGTTGGCGATATTCTTTACGCCAGCGCAACGAACGTTCTCTCCAAACTTTCCATCGGCTCGCCGGGGCAAGCCCTTATCGTGAACGGCAGCAATCTTCCTGCTTGGGCGACTGCCAGCGCCATTGCCGTCCCCAAGCGCCAGACAGCGCTCTCCGGGCCAGTGGATGCCAATGGCTTTCCTAACTTCTGGCCTGCCAATTCCGGCAGCCTGACTCTTATGATGCAGAACACCAACATAGTACCGTTGGTGATAGCTATCGCCAACGGCTTCGGCATTGCCGGACAGGTGGATATCGTCGGCAGGATCACGGCCAATCCAGCAATCATCCTTCCGGCTTCCGCCATCTCCTATATTTATGTCGATGATACGGGCACCCTGGGATCAAGCGCCCTCACACCGATCTACCAGTACGGCGGCACGCTCAGCATCGTGAATGATCAACATACCTTCGATATCGTCGCCATGAAGATGTATGTCGGTAATGGCATCTCGGCAACGGCCATCAACCGTGTGTTTGTTGGCGAGGCTGTGACCTCGGGCTCGACTGTAACATCGACGATTTGCTATGCTTATATGGGCATTTACAAATCCTTGGATACAGCAATCACCCTCAATACTCGTACAGCGTTTTCCCACAATATCGGTACTACGGACGTGAATACCTATGTTGGCCTGAAGAATGTGACTGCCGCTGCAGGTTTCACGACTGGTCAGGTCGTTAATGGTTACGCAGGGGCACCCGGCGGAGGCGCATACATGCCCGCCCCTTATTGCAACGAAGATCGCAATACAATGTCCGTCGTCTGTGCCTCAACGGGGTTCGCTATTAGCAACCGCACAACGGCAGCTGCCGTCAACATCTCTGTTTCGCAATGGAACTACACCGCAACCGCATGTAGGAGGTTCTGACGCGCTTCAGTGAAACGTCAACCTCTACGGTGCAGGTGAAGATAGTCCACAAGGCCTGACCTCCCTGAAATACGCGCCATTCTCGGGCATGCCGCGGCTATATCATTGGCTAACCCGCTTTGAAGCATCCATTCTCCATCCCTGGCTTTCGGAACGCTTTCGCTTTGGCATAATGTTCAGTTTGCTATTTCGCAAACATGTATCAGCCTCAGAAAGCCGCCATTTCGCCTGGGACAGCGCAGGTATTTTCCAAGCAATCGAAAGATCTAACATGAGCGATAATCTCGCCCAAACCATCAAACTCATCTTCGGCTCCGAGGGCGGTTATGTAAACCACCCGCGAGACCGCGGAGGCGCTACCAAATATGGCATTACCGCCGCGACCCTTGGCGCCTGGCGAAAGCTGGGCCGCAAGGCAACGCCCATTGAGGTGCAGGCTCTCGCACTGACCGAGGCCGAGCAGATCCTGGATCGCCAATAT